GTGTAGCTGACGGTGAGGCGGTCGGCGCTGAGGGTGGCGCCCGACCAGGTGAACCAGGTGGACGTGGGCGCACCGGCGGTGGCAGGGCCGAACTTCCAGAACTGCACGCCGGTCGGCAAGGCCTCCGGGTAGACCAGCGTCAGGGTGACGCTGCCCGTGCAGCCCGTGGCCAGGAAGGCGAAGCCTCCATGCGGCAGGGTGCGGCCGGGCGGCGTCGTGGCCGGCGTCATGAAACCAGTGGCGCCAGGGTTCAAGGTGCAGGTGGCGCCGCCGCCGGACAGCGTGGCCGTGCCCGTGCCCACCATGCCGGGCACCGGACCGGACACCGACAGCACGGCAATGACAGCAAAGCTGCGGGTGACCTGCGGGGCCGCCAGATAGCTGCCGTTGCCAGGCTGGTCCGCATTGATCGTGCAGGTGCCTGCCGTCAGGAACGTCAATACCCCCGTCGGTGTGATGGTGCACACGCTGAGCGTTGACGACGTGAAGGTCGGCGTGAGCCCCGAGTCCGATGTGGCTGTGAGCGTGGGCGAGGTGCCGAAGTTCTGCGGGCCCGGGTTGTTGAAGGTGATGGTTTGCGTGGCCGCGGGTGTGACGCTGTTGGAAGGCGCCGATGCCGGCCCGGTGCCCGCCACGTTGTCTGCGGTGACGGTGAAGGTATACGCCTGACCATTGGTCAGCCCATTCACCACGATGGGCGAGGCGGCGCCGTTGACCGGAGCCACGTGAGGCGGACTCACCGTCACCGTGTAGCCAGTGATGGTGGTCCCGCCGGTATTCGTGGGTGCAGTGAATGCCACCGATGCCTGGGTGTCGCCTGCGATGGCGGTACCGATGGTGGGAGCGCCCGGCACGATGGCGTTGACCGTGAATGACCGGCTCACCTGCGTTGCCGGGAGGTAGCTGGCATTACCGGCCTGATCGGCGTTGATGGTGCAGGTACCCGCCGTGACGAAGGTCAGCACACCACCCGATGTAATCGTGCACACGCCCGTGGTGGACGATGTGAACGTGACCGGCAGCCCGGAGGTCGCCGAGGCGCCCCCGCCCAGGACGGACAGATCCGGGCTGGTGCCGTAGTTCTGCGCACCGGGATTGGCGAAAGTGATGGTCTGCGCGGCCTTGGGCGTGACGGCGTTGGAGGCCGCGGACGCCGGGCCTGTTCCCGCACTGTTGGTGGCAGTCACCGTGAAGGTGTAGGCCACGCCGTTGGTCAGGCCGGTCACGCTGATCGGCGAGGCTGCCGCCGTGCCAGTTGCCCCACCTGGGTTGGCCGTCGCCGTATAGCCCGTGATGGCCGCCCCGCCGGTACTGGCCGGTGCGGTGAACGTTACCGTGGCCGCGGTATCGCCCGCAGTGGCGGTGCCGATGGTGGGGGCGCCGGGCACGATGGCGTTGACCGTGAAGGTGCGGGAGACCGTCGCGGCCGCGTTCCAGGTGCCATTGCCCGACTGGTCGGTATCGATGGTGCAGGAGCCTGCCGTGACGAAGGTCAACGTACCGGTCGGTGTGATCGTGCACACGCCGGTGGTGCTGGAGGAGAACGTCACCGCGAGCCCCGAAGTGGCGGTGGCGCTGAGTGTGGGCGCCGTGCCGTAGTTCTGCGCGCCCGGGTTGGCAAAGGTGATGGCCTGGTTGCCCTTGGACGCGCTGGTGCCCACGCCGTTCGTGGCCGTCACGGTGAAGGTGTAGGACAAGCCGTTGGTCAGCCCCGTGACCGTGGCCACGCAGGCTGCCGGGCCCGCGCAGCTGCCCGTGGCGCCGCCCGGGTTGGCCGTGGCGGTGTAGGTGGTGATGGCCGAGCCCCCGTTGCTGACGGGCGCAGAGAAAGTCACGGAAGCCTGGGCATCCCCCGCCGTGGCGGTACCGATGGTCGGAGCCCCCGGTGCCGTGAGCACATTGACGGTGTGCGTGCTGCCGGCGGTGAACGCTGGCGCGGAATTGCCCACGCCATCGACGATGTTGGTGCCGCCGTTGAGATTGATCTTGAGCGTGCCCGAGCCGCTGATGCCGGTGATGTTCACATCGACGCTCGATCCCGTGCTCGCGGACACGCTGGCGATGCTGCCCGCGGCAGATCCGGTGCCCACCAGTGTGAAGTCGTCGGTGGAAATATTGGCCACCGATTCGCTGAAGTTCACCGTGAAGGCCATGCTGGTATCGCCGCTGCCGGGCGAGCCGCTCACGACGATGCTGCTGACCGCGGGCGCGATGTTGTCCACCGTGGCGTTGGTGGTGTCGCTTGAACTGGTGGCATTGCCCGCGTTGTCGGTGGCCGTGACGGTGACATTGCGGTTGGTCGCCGCAATGGCCCCCGCCACGATGGTGTAGGTCGCCGTCCAGGTGCCGGAGCTGTTGCTGGCGGCCACTGCGGCGCCCCCCCCGAACTGCGTGAAGTTCACCGTCGCGCTGCTGATGGTGTCGCTGTTGTTGTCGCCGCCAGCGGTGTTGTTCCAGGTGGCTGTGACGGTGTCGCCGATCTTGTAGGCCCCACCGGTGCCTGTGGCGCCCGAGATGCTGATGCGGCCGTCCGTGACGTTGGGCAGCGGGGCCACCGCACCCTGGATCGTGAAGCTGCGGAATTCAAAGAAGGGCTTGCTACTGGAGCCGCTGTTGGTGTCGAAAACCAGCTTGAACGCCTTGAGCTTGACGCCCGAGAAACTGGCCAGCTGGCCAGGCCCGAAATTGAAGGATTCGCCCGCGGTTCCCGTTCCCGTCAGGACGCTTGACGAGACGGTGGTGTCGTTCGGCAGGATGCCGATGACCTGCACATTGGTGAATTGCCCAGTGCCGTACTCGCCAGCAGCCAACCCGGTGAGTTCGAATGTTCCGGTGTTGACGCCGTCTGCCGCCACGTGGAAATACGTGCCGGTGGTGGTGGTGTTGTACCCGGTCTGCAGATAGGCGGGATTGGGTGCTAAGGAATAGATGCTGATGTTGGAAATGGGCGTGCCGCCAATGTCTTTGCCCGTCACGACAAAGTCCGTGGAGTTCAGGCTGGTGTTGTTGTCCGTCCAGCCCGACGAGAAGGTCTTGGTGCCATCCGATGCCACCAGCACGTGCGAGAAATCCTTCAGCGCCTTGTCCGAGAACGCCACGGTGGTTTCGATGTTTCCGCGCACCACCTCCAGGTCCCAGTCCCCTCCCAGCGTGGGGCTGCCCGTGAGATTGCTGGACGCCGCCACATCCAGACCCGTGTGCTGCTGAATGATGTCCAGCAATCCGTCGCCCTCGGCGCCCGCCGCCATGTCGCAGCCATAGAACAGCAGGTCGGCGCCGGGGCGCACCGCTTCGCGCAGGGTGGACAGCGCGGCCAATTCCTCGTGGGCGTTTTCGGGCGTGATGCGGCTGCTGCCCAGCAAAAGCACCCCAGCGCTGGCGTGCGAAACCACGTGGATGGCCGCCAGATTGCGATGGCGGCGCAAGGCATCGGCCAGCTGGGGCAGGCCGGGGCGCGAGGGATCGATTTCCACCGCCACCACCCCGGGCCTGAGGCCGCGGTACAGCGTGGCCTTGTCGTTGACCGCCCCGTCGATGACCACCAGTTCGGTGGCCACGGACGGCTGCACGATCTCCAGGCCCGCAATGTCGGCCGCTTCAGCGGCTTGCCGCTCCCGGGGGCTCGCAGCCTGGGGTTTCTGGCGCGCATGAGGCAGGCGGGGCGCATGCAGCGCGGTGTGCAGGGCATCCACCTGAAGACGTGCATGGCTGCGCGGCTGGTAGCCGCCACGCAGAAGGTAGCCCCCGGCCGCGGTGGCGGCAGCATGGGCGGCAAAAGGGAACAGCAGCGTGGAAAGGCCGCCAAGCAGGGCACGATTCATGGAGTGTCCTTGAGGGTTTGCGTGTTCTGAGCGTTGGCCCGACGGGGGGCGACGATGCTGGCCGAGGTACCGGTCTGGTCTTGCCAGAAGTCCATCTCCTGGTACTTCGCGAAAAGATCGGGCGGAAGGATACTGCGGCGCGGCTTGAACGCCACCTTTTTTTTGACATCGTGCAGACCCTTGACGCCCAGGTTCTGGTCGAACTCGTTTTCCGAGTATTCGACATTGTCGAAGTCATGCTCGAACCAGGGCTCGCCGATGAAGCGATAGATCAGCTCCAGCGTGCGCCGGGGGTGTTGGGTGAGCAGGTCGTAGTCCACCAGCAGCAACCGGTCGGAATACTCGCCGTAGTAGGCTTCTTTCAGCGCGGTCCACGCGCTGCCCACGGAGCCGCCGGCGGACATCATGACCTCGCAGCGCGAGTAGACCGTCTGCCGGCTCCCCGCGTTGTACATGCGGCTGTAGTCAAAGGGGTTTTTGCGATGGATGACCTCGAAGCTGTCCATCACCCACGCGGGGTTGCGCACGCAGCAGATCATCTTGAAGCCGTCCACCAGCTCCACCAGCTGGTGCATGCGCGCCGTCCAATGCCGGTTGGTATCGAAGATGACGGACTCCGTCTTGTCGGCATAGTAGGCGTCGATCAAGGCGCGGCAGATAGCCTTGCGCTTGGCCGTGTCGAAAAAGGAATAGGACTCGCTGCCGGCCCCCATCTGTTCCAGCGCCCCGTTGACGAGACTGGCCACGGGGCTGCTCATGGCGGCGTGAAAGCGCGGATTCTGGCGCAGGATGCCCGCGAGCAGGGTGGACCCTGAACGCGGGAGACCGGAAATGAAATGCAGTGTCTGCGGCATGTGGGAATAGGCACTGGGGACACGCCCCCGAAGCGGCCACTCAGCCACCCTGGAGCGTTGTGCAGGCAGCGTCAGTTGCGGGCGGGGTACTCGCCCTGCAAAGCGATGCAGTAGTTCAGCACCAAGAAGGGCTGCCGATTTTCATGGGGCAGTGTCCCGCCACTGGGCAGCAGCGTGTTGGGCGCCATGGCGGCCGAGGGGCTGCCGCCCGTCTGCATGTATTGAATAGTGCCGGTGCCCCCCCGCACATCGCGACTCAGGTAGCACGTGCCGTTGGGTGCGGTTTCGGTGCCGGCATTGTTCATGCCTGTGATCTGGTGGCTGTGCATCGGTATTTCGGTGGACAGCAACGTCACGTTGTCGGACCCTTGCGTCTCCCCGAGGACCCATTCGCTCAGGCCCGGACCTTGGCCGGGGCTGACGATCACTCGGCTTTGCAGGTTGGGCAGGCCGAACGTGACCCTCCCATCTCCTCCGTAGTAGGTTCCGATGATCGAGAACAAAGCCGTGTTGCTGGAGATAGCCAGCAGCTGGCCATTGCACAGTGCCCAGTTCTTGGGCGCGAAGTTGAAGGGAAATGCCCGGATTTCCCCGATGAACTGATCCATAAGGTGCTCCTGTCGCTCAGTTGCGGGTGGGGTAGATGCCTTCGACGGCAATGATGTAGTTGATGGCCATGCTGGGCATGATGTTGGTATGCGGCTGGCTGCCGCCGGCAGGCGTCACGGCGTTGGCCGCCATGGCCTGCGGCTGGGGGTCGGTGGCGGGCGGCGGGCCATAGAACTTGTCCGACCCCGTCTGCGCGAACAGTTGCCCGGCTGGCTGGGCACTGGTCGCCGTGGCGGTGCTTGCGTTGAGCGTGTGGGTGTGCTGCGGCATCTGGTTGGGCACCAGGGTGACGTTCTCGCTGCCGTACACCCCCCCGATTACCCGGTTCGTCAGGCCCGGGCCCTGCCCCTGCCCGACCGGCACCCGGCCCCGCAGGTCCGGCAGGGCGAACGTGGATTGGCCATCGCCGCCGTAGGTCGTTCCGATGAGTGAGAACAGCGTGTCGTACTGGCTGATGCTGAGCACAGCGCCGTTGCACAGCATCCAGCCCCGCGGCGCAAAGGTGCCGGCAAAAAGGCGGATATCGCCGATAAAGCTTTCCATGGTGTGTCTTTCAATCAGTGGATGGGTCGATCAGGCGGTCCGCCCCGTCAGTTGCGGGAAGGGTAGATCCCTGACACGGCGATGCAGTAGTTCAGCACCAGGGACGGCTGGCAGTTCTCGTGCGGTTGGCTGCCGCCCTGCGTACCGACACAGGCGGGCGACAGGGCCTGCACGGGACTGCTGGCCTCTGCGTACAGGTTCGCAGGGCTGCCGCCGGCCACGGCACCGCTGACCAGCGCTCCATTGAACTCGGCGCTGTTGGCGTTGCCGGCTGCTGCCATCACGGCGTGGATGTGCGCCGGCATCTGGCTCGACGTCAGCGCCACCGTCTCTTGCCCTGCCATGGTGCCTTGCGGTGCGCTGGGCGCTGCATGCGCGACAGCCCGCCCGCGCAGATCCGGAAGCTGGAACGTGGTGGTGCCGTTGCCGCCGTAGGTGGTGCCCAGCAGCGAGAACAGGGCCGTGTTCGTGTTGATGGACAGTATCTGCCCCTGGCACGGCAACCAGCCCTTGGGCGGAAAGGGGTACGACATCAGGCGGATCTCTCCGAGGTAAGGTTCTGACATGGGGTTCAGCCTTTCGTTGTGGTAGTAATGGACAAGGAATCCGCGTGCGCATCCTCCTGCGCGGCGCGGGGACGGAGATCAGTGCCGGGGAGCCACCGCATCCGCCATTGAAGCGGCTGCTTGTCGGTGGGCTCGAACCCCAGCGCCAGGTACAGGCGCAGGGCGTTCTGGTTCATAGGGTCCACACTCAGCGTGACCGCTTGACGACCGGCCGGCCGCACCCGTGCCTGAGCCTGCACCTGGAGCACCAGCGCGCGCCCATGGCCACGGCCGCGCGCGGACGGCGTCACCACGATGTCCACGATGTGCAGTGCGTCGCCTTCGTCGTGGACCATGAGGGAGCCCACGGGCTCCTCGCCGGCCAGCGCGATGAGGGTGGCGGCTGCAGGGAAGCGGCGTTCGTAGTCCGCCTGACGGCAGGCGTACTGCTGGTCGATCAGCGCTTGCAGAGCGGCGGGCGGCAGGCCCAACGCCTGCAGGTGCGTGCAGCGCGAGGCGAAGAGCGCCCGCAGGAAGGGTGCGTCCTGCGAACCGCTCGGACGAGTGTGCAGGGGCGGCAGAGCCTTCGGATCAGCGGACATCGGCCACCTCGCGTTCTGGCTCGGCGTGCGCTGCGGGCGCGACAGGCCCGGTAGCCGCGAGCAGTGTCCGGTGCAGCGAAGACAGCCGCCGCGCGATGGCCGTGGACTGGGCGGCATCGAACACCGCCGCCTTCCTCGCCCCGTCCGGCTCGAAGCGAATGCCCGGCAGCTTGGCGTTGCGCTGCATGCGCTGCGCGATCCGCCGCTGGCCTTCTAGGTCACAGCGCAGGCCGAACATCGCAGCCACCTGCCGCACGGTGCCGCCATCCAGCTGGCGGTAGTCGATACAGGCGACGCCCGGCTCCGCCGCCAAGTCGTGCAGACCCTGCATCAGACCCTGCAGCACGCCGATGCGGTGTTCCAGCACCGAGCCTCCAGCGCCCTCCCCAAAAACCGGTGCCACGGCCGCGAGGGACGGGTCCCCCGACATGTGCCGGCCTGCCTGCGCCTGATGGGAGGCCAGGATCTCCACAGGGTCGCGCACCAGCGCCGCCCCGGGCACGGTGGGATAGGCGCTGCGCAGCAGCTGCGCATGGAAGATGTCCCACGCATTCCATTTGACGACCACCCGGCGGCCCGGAAACAGGATCGCCTTCAGGTCGAGCAGGCATTG